TCAGGTACTTTCTCAACCGGATCAGGTTTTAGCGATACTTCGTTACAGAGAGTTTCAGGTTCAGGTACTTTCTCAACCGGATCAGGTTTTAGCGATACTTCGTTACAGAGAGTTTCAGGTTCAGGTATTTTCTCAACCGGATCAGGTTTTAGCGATACTTCGTTACAGAGAGTTTCAGGTGTCTTATCAAGTGGATTACGATCTAATAATACTTCATTGGGAATAGGTTCTGATAGCTTCTCAATTAAATTGGAAATTAGTTGCTCTTCGTTAGGAATAGGTTTAATCAGTTCACGGTTAAGATGTGATTCAGCAGGGACATATTCGCTGGGTTTCCTGATTGGGTTTGGTTCAATTGGATTGGATTGAACTAATTTTTCCTTTGATAATGACCTACCTACCACATCTAATTTAGGTATTTTTCTTGTCAATATAAATTTCTTGTGTTCTTTTGAAACAGATGTCTCTTGTTGTGGAACTTGTGATTCAGTTACTGGGCGAGATGTATTTTTCGCTAACAACTCTTTTAGGTTCCGAATCTGTGTAAAATAGTTGTCGTTTTGTTGTTTAATAAATGTTATTTCTCTTGATAATGATTGAATTAATGTAAAATCCGGTTTAGGATAAGATAGGTCAGCAATTCCTTTTTGATATTTTTTCAAATCTTCTACCAAATGATCCGCATCTTGCTTATCCATTTTTGTTTGTAATTGGTTCACGTGATGTTCATATTTTTCAATCTTATCTAAATATATTTTTTCGTTGTTACTCATCATCACTAATTTACTTGACATATCATTCACTTGATCTTCATATTGACGCAATTGCACTCGATAGTCTGCACATACCGTGTCGAAATAATCAGCTAATTGAATTGTTAAATTTCTGAAATTTATTGACATTCATTATATGTGATATATGATTAATTCATATATAGGTTAATAACAAAAATTGATTTCAGATAAGGTTGAATATATTAATCATATATTAACCACAACAATAATGTCAAAAACATCTCAAATTCTTGAAGACGTTAAGTCAGGTAAATGCTCCATCGAAGATGCACAAGTTTTACTCGCAAAACTGAAAATGAGCGAAATAAAAAAAATCACTTATAAAGTGAGTCCGAAGGGTGCCATATCTTTTTATGGCATTCGACGGATGCCGATCACCTTGTATTCCGAGGAATTGGATCAAATTCTATCCATCACTAAAGGTGAAGAATTTGCGCAATTTTTGGCCGAAAATAAGGAAAATTTGTCCACTAAAGTGAAAGACAAATCAGATGTTGTATGAGATATCTGGCATATGTGACCACCAGTGTTCCACAAATGGAATTCGTTTAACATTCATGCCGCAATTGATGTCGCCATCCAATAAGAAATAACTATCCCAATTTCTGATAAAATAAGCTCTGACATCTATGGGCAACAATGTCATAATATATTGTTCAAAAATATCTATTTTATTGACAATTGGCCCAAAAGGCTTCGGTATTAACATAAATTGATCAGTATACATGTTATTGATCATATTTGGCAAAATAGATTTTGCTCTTTGTGATAATGATTTAGGCCAGTAATATATGGGTACTTCATAGAAATCATCTTTACTTAGTTTTAATTTGGACATTAAAATTTGCCGATTATTATCCATTATTTCCTGGTATTCAAGATTATCATGAACCATCTCCGTCCAATTTAAAATGTCTTTAACTTTTAGATGACTTTTGTACAAACATGTAAACTTATTTTTATCTTCATATTTCTGAGCAAATCTTTTTTTAATATCGTCTGATGGTTTGTGAAAGACATAATAATTGTCAATATTGTCGAAGATGAGTATATTTGGATCTACTTGACTAAGTAATTGATAAAATTTACGTGGACTTGCAAGTAGAACACGAAAACCCAATTTATGTCGAGCATCTGGAATAAATGATACAATTTCATCAATGTGTCCAACATTTAGCCAACTAGTATTCAAATGTATCGGTTTTTGGATCTGTTGGGACTCAAGCAAATCAACCAAATTATATGAGATATTTTCCAAAGGCGAGTCAAATGATACCCCATAAATAATCCTACCAAATGGATATTTCGGTTGGATTGGTGGTGTTACTTGAATATTACCAAATGCATCTAGATTCTTTTCCTTTTCGTAAAAAAAGTCATATTGTGGATAATCCTTAAAATATTCATATATATATGTCATATCACCATCTTTGGATGATGATTTAGAAAAATGAGGACCTTTTAAGATAATATATGATGTATCTTGACCATTCGTTACATAACAAAATTTAAGAATATCTTGCGTCCAACGGTGATACATTGACATCTGTTGATGTCGAAGAATTAAATACTGCTTACCTTCTGTATCTAAAATTTTTGTCACTTCCTTAATAAATGACTGATTATTTTGCGCACCATCTAGTTCCGCCATATAAATCTTTTCAGCCTTTAGATTATTTGGTGTTAAAATGATTGGTGCAATACGGAAAATCATTTGATCTGAAAATAAAAATCGCTCTTGACTATAGATGCCAACGGATACATGAATGAGTTGTTGTATTTTACGTGAAATCAGCTCATTACATGAAACATAATATGTTTGTGTAAGATCAAGGTTTCTTGACAAGTCAATGTAACCATTTTGGACAAGATTTTGTCCAAGAATAATTTGCCCATTTGAGTCATAAATAGTAATGGGAAAATGTGTGTCGACAAAGAATTTAAATGTAATGTTTGAATGAAGATATTGCCATTTTTTTTCGAGTTGCAAATCTTTGATTTCATTCGTTTTCACATAAACAAATGGTTTAAAATTCAATTTGAAATAATATTCTGGTTTATTCATAAGGTTTGGCAATAATATCCAATTTGGATGGTCTTTGTTTTGCCAAGTCCATCGATGATAATCAATATTTGTTTGCATTAAAAATTTGGGCAAACCAAAGAATACAATCATATATTGTTTCTTATTGGCTGATAAGATAACATATGATAAACTATTTCGAGTATGGGCAAAAACATCAAAATATGTCGTCGGGACTCGGAATTGATCCCCGACTGACAACGTCTTGTCAATGCGGCAAAAGGCATCGGAATAAGTAATAAATGACAACTCTAAATTACGAATTGATTCAATTTTAAATAATGTACCTATATCTGTCAAGCGACCATTAAGCTTGTAGATACGTGATTCCCATACATATATAATGACATAAATCATCTGATTATTATACATTATTGATAGATAATTATTTATGTCTTAATCCAATACAAAATAGGCTTAATCAGATTAAGACATCAATTTCAAGAATATTGTATTTATTACAAACCTAATTTGGTAAATTTCGCCGCCGAGTTATAATCCCACCTTTTTTACGATTTTGTATGTATATTTGATCATGTCTCTTTAACATACTTTTTGGATGGTTAGGCTGCGTTTGTCCCAAATGGTGCACTAATTTTACAATATCATCCCACCGGAGACAATGTATATAATCAACAGTCCCATCATCCATTAATACATGCGAATTATGACCACAAGCTGGATCTTCATTGTATTCATATTCCGGTTCAAAAAACAACAATGATCCAGATTGATGTCAATTACTTTCATCATATGATCAAACCAACCCATTTATGATATCGATTGACTTTATTTTAAAATAATATTTGATAAAAATTAGCACATGATGTTTCATTGAATTTTGCCTTAACCAACATCAAAGTCATATTGATATAATCGATTACACCAGATCAATTAATTTTTGTGCATTGTTTTCTGTCTTGACAACACAATATTTAACATATTGTAAAGCATCCTCTATCTGTTTCGGATTTCTAGCCACAAAATATGTGGGTGTCATCTTCATTCCTTTGTGTCTTAAATGAATATGAATGAGTCTCAGTTGATTATTCTTATCAAGTGCCATATAGTTGTTTTGGTCGATATTTTCAATTTGTGTCATATCAATGTCAGTGAAGAAAAGTTTGAGTGATTTATCAGACACATTAAATAAATTGTGTTGTTCTACTACCCAATAGTAAATTGGTTCCACTTTGATTTTGTTGATTTTCAATGTTTTTCTCTTTGATTGGACAAGTTGCCATTCGTTTGGATCAACCGGCTGCGGAGGTGTTTTAGTTGAAATAGGATCGGATAGTTGAACATTACTATGTTCATAGGGTATATACTGATTATTTTTGTGTAATTTAATCCAATATGACTTTTCACTGTCGGAACTCACCTTAATTGAGAACTCAACAATTTTTGCTGATTGTGACATTATATGAATAATAATTATTGTTATTGATGTAATTTTATATTATTTATTTGTAAATTCAAATTTTTAAAGTAAAATTTGAATTCATTCATTCAGATTGATATAATTTAGTCATATTACACGATTGAATGTCATTGTTACCATTCCATACAGAAGATGGTATCGAGATAGGTGTTGATGAAGCAGGCAGAGGGCCCTTATTTGGGCGAGTCTATGCTGGAGCCGTCATATGGCCAAGAAATCTAACGGCTCCTCTAGTTAGAGATTCGAAAAAATACACGAAAATTAGTGAACGTGAACGTGCATATGAATTTGTCATAGAAAACGCAATTGCATATGGTGTCGCTTATGTTGAACCTGAGGATATAGATGAATCAAATATTTATAAAGCAGTAATGAAAGCTATGCACGAAGCGATTAGGAATACATATATTAATCCACAACACATTTTGGTTGATGGTAACTCGTTTAAACCATTCATCGATCAATATAATGATAATCCACAATTCACCACAGTCATCGGTGGTGACAATAAGTATTATAGTATTGCTGCAGGGTCAATTTTAGCCAAAGTTGAACATGATCGGTACATTAATGACATGTGTGATCGATATCCAATTTTAGAGAGATATGATCTAAGAAGTAATAAAGGATATGGTACATCGAAGCATCTTGAAGCTATCCAAAAATATGGTATTACACAACATCATCGTCGAAGCTTTAAATGCTGTCAAAATATACCAATGATTTACATTTGATTCCACCCAGATATATAAAAATTGATCAGTGTCATGTTGGTTATTATGTCTTAATTGATGTATAATATGCATTTTGTTTGTTTTGTAATTATTCCTAAATCGGTTTATGTTAATGAGGTAAATAATGAACCGGAAGCTTGGATTCAAGGTCATAATGATGAAATGATTGAGAAAAATATGGATCGTTTAGCAGGATTTGATTGGTATGTGATCGGTGGTCGCTGGAATGGTATGTTAATCAGAAATTACAAATCACCGCAAGATGGTGTAGATTATTGCTATGTAGATCGAATCGAAGATAATTGGATCGCAATTAAGGATTTATCGAGCTTATATAAGGACCATTATTTGGAGGCACAACCGGACCTAATTACATCAGACGGTCAATTTTATGATGGACATCCGTCTTATAATAAAGCTATATCATTTGACGAGTACCTTGATATTCTAAAAAAAGAAACAGGTAATTATGTAGTTAATATTGATTACCATTGTTAAGTATCTATTGACTACTTACCATCAAGCCATATATCATAGCTGATATAGGATCAACAACATTTGTGTTTGATTTATTAAACTGTTTGATTGACCTACCATTATCTTTGTAATGTAGATGATGTTCCGAAAAATATTCTGATAAAAACCAGAAAAACATTGCATCCAACCTGCGTTACATTCAATATGTGTTCCTTTATCTATCCATTCCCCAAATGATTTCCAAGCAGGAAAATTGGAACAAATTTGTTTTAAATCTAAGTATCTTTTTCTTTATCAATAATAGTCGTGTGAACCTCCAGGAACATTTATGTATATGAGGAGCAAAATATATCTATATTCCTAAATTATACGAATAAGATCAACTTATTCAATAAGATCAACTTATTCAATAAGATCAACTTATTCAATAAGATCAACTTATTCAATAAGATCAACTTATTCAATAAGATCAACTTATTCAATAAGATCAACTTATTCAAATGTTAATACATATAATCGTTCTTCAATTACACCTATGTATATTCCCATCAACCTGATTTATAGGTTGGTTACTAATGTCTGTATAGGATGATATCATTTATAGAATATTCGATTCAATTAAAATCTTTGTTATTCATATAATAAAAACATCAATATGGAAATTGATCCATGGATTGTAGGTGGAATTGTTACGGTATTAGTTATTATTGGCATGTGTCTTTACGCTAGTCCTAAAGGATTAATGATTCTTGTACCTAAAAGCCCGAGACATCAACCACAAAAAATGAGACAATTAGTCAAAGAGAATGTGGTTCCCACACATCAAAAGTTCCCAACTACTTGTTTTGATTGTGAACGTGAAATGATACGTCAAGAATTACCAACATATTTATCTCATCCAACTCGTTGTTTCAGTTGCGAAGAAGAAGCTGTCCGTAAAGGATATGATCCACATTTTGAACAGCCAAATAAATGTTTCCAATGTGAGAATATGTGAATAATATACTCATATAAGATCCAAATAATTCAGGGTATATTGAGTTATGATTGAATTAGATGACTACAGTCGGAAAATTCACCACATAATCGATCCTGGGAACGCCGATACATCTAATTTTATTTTAAATGCTTGTAAATTGTTTCAAATTAGCCAAAAACCATTGGGGACTTGTCAACGAAATCGTCACATCTGAAATCTGTTTGGGTAATGTACCGATTTTATATATTTGGTATCTCCCTTTAATTACTCCTGCATTGTCATAAATTTGAGTCAACAGGTCAGCAGGCAGATCTGAGTTTTTCTCATACATTAAACTCAATCGGTCAACTAAAATATCATATGGTCCCAAAAAATTCATTTCTGTATATCTGATTTTCCCAATAATTTTAATATAGAGAAAATAACAACCGTGATCACTTAGGTCTTCGAAACATCCATTTAGGACATATGAAACCCCTTTATCCGAAGACACATCGTCTAAGGCATAACTAGGGTATTCATCATCATAGTCTTGATGTTCTTCATCACACCCTGAATGACAGATTTTTATCTCGACCTTTTCTTCACCGAATTTCACCATTGGTAACTGTTGATGAACTGGATAATTAATTCTGAGTAAACCATATTGTTCAAGAATCTCATCAGATAAGTATTTTGCCAAAAAATGATGCCTTTCGTTTAACAGTCGCAAAATCGTACCAATCACACCCCATTTTATTTTATTATGATAAATAAAATAAAATAGTCTCATCAATTTTTAAACAACTGAGACAAAGATATCTTTGTAGTAATTCATATGTCAGTTTAATAATATGACCACCATATTTAATCATCGATTGAAATCTTATTGCCCCCAATTGGGGGCAATTTTTGGGGTTATTACGATTATTACGGTTTCACGAATAATATTCATATTTATGAAATAAATATTGTTGATAATGTGATTCACAATAATCACCAGACGAATCTTTTATGCTCACATGATTCAGGCAACGTTTATCATTGCACATCAATGGGTTCCAATGACATTGATGTTCATCACAATATGTATTATCTGGTTGATTATCTTTCCAATAGAAGTGAATACACTGTTGTCCATCAGATTCAATATATTGACATGGTGTAGAATGTGTCACACACCATGGTGTTTTGTCGTTTCTGATACCAAAATGACATCCCTGTACTTGACATATATGTGTATTGCAAAATTTGGTTGAAAATTTCATTTTAAAAATAATTGCTGCCGTGATTCTATTGTTAAATACATTGTCTTCTTGTATCATTTGTGATGGAGAAAATATTTCTTCAAATGGATTATCAACAACATTCATACATTTTCTCTTTGGTCATTCACATATTCACAAAATGCAGTCGTGTGTAATGATCGGTACATAAATGACAATTATTAACATCAATTAATTGTCGGCATCCAGGAAACCAGCACTGATGCCGGTTACAATAATTACTGCCAGTTTTATGGGCATAATAATATACAGTATTTTGACACTGTATATTATCAATATATTGATAACGACAAATTTTTCCATGATCAATACAATACCATTGGTGTTGACAGGATACGACTTTTCTACATTGTTTTCCGTTGTGTATATAAGAACATCTATGTCTGGGACAACATTCGAAAGAATCCTGACAACTATTAGGACAACACATTCCAATTGTATTTATAAATTGACATTGAGAATCAATCAGAAAAGTACCAAACATTTCGTCTACATCTACATCTACATCATCTAACTCCTCATCTGATGGAGAGTCAAATGGAGTACATTCTGTCATCCTTATCTAATGGGAAAATTAGTGGGTAATTTATTATAAATTCATTTTTATCCAAAATTATCAAACAATCAGAAGATATCCACGGGTTTGTTAACGACCGTATAAAATGGAAACAAACGTTTAAAAATGTTTTCAAGGATTATTGTGAAATTTCTACGAGTATGACGGATTTCACAAATTAGAATCAATTTTGCTTTGAACATTTCTTTTCAAAAAATGGGATAGTTTCCATGACTTAAAAGTGACCTTTCATAAAGTCATTTTTTCAAAAACGGAATTGGAAAACATAAATTTACTTGCATGAATAATTTTACTTTGAAATTTTCAGGATGAAAACTCAAAGTAAAAAATTTGTAAAATTAAAATTTAAAAAAATTTTGGAAATTCCAAAATTTTAATTTTTAAAAAAAAGTCATGGAATTTTTAATTTTTGTGACAAAGGGATTTTGGAAGGGTCCTTCCAATTTTGAAAGGGAAAAACCGAAGCAATTTTTTTTTGCCTTTGTAGATTTATGATCGATATTATAATTTTTTCACAATATTTTTGACTATGATCGAGTGAATTACCTAATTTTATTTTGCCCCAAATTATTGACGTTATTTGTGAATCATTGTCTGAATCATAATAAATATACATTTTATCTGGTACGATAATTATGATTGGGTTAGATAATCGATCATTACGTAATCACACGAGAAATAGTAATTTATGATTGAATTAGGTGATCATAAATTTGAAAATTGTTCATATACAATGAATCGTGAAACGTGTGTGATAAACACAATTTAACAATTTTCAAATTTATCATTCCATAATACCTAATTAAATACATATGTGTACATTTTTAATCGTATTTAAAATTGTTAAATCCATATGTCACATATGGATTTAACATAGAAAATATGATAAAATCATAAAAATTGTTAAATTAATCATGAAAATGAATTTAAGACATATGTCTTAAATTTTTAAAGTCATCAATTGAAATCTTATTGCCCCAAATTGGGGCAATTTCGGGGTCATCAAAATTATCACAGTTTTGTGAAATTTAACATAATGATTCGCTAATTTGGTATGAAGACAATTTGGACTTAATATAGATAATTCTTATCTATACCATATATATGACATTATATCTCAAATTAGCCAACGAGTTTACGGAGAATATCAATTCATTACTCACGAAAATTAGTCCATATCACCTTGAGGTGATACGTCCTCGCGCAAAATATTGGAGTGCAGCCTATGAACATATAGGTGATCAATTTGCATCCATTGATGCAGATATCGACAAATTAGATGCGACCGAATTATTAAAAATCGGTCGCCTTTATGATTTGATTGAATCTGAAAATATAAGTACAATGTTAACTGATATATTTTCCATAAAAATATCATTGAGGGATCAAACTAACACATCGGTTGCCGATCTATTTTTCATGTTACATTTTGTATGCCTCATATATGTGCAACATTTAATACGGAAACGGTTCATCATCCCCATGCAGGTGGAGAAGATGAATTTTTAAGAATCTTCGGGGTTATCTATATGTATGTTTATGGTGTTGAATACCTTTTCTCCAATGCAGTTACAGCAAGGACACACAATCATTTGAGACAATTAAATTTTTCACATCTGCTATCTTCTGACGAACTGTATCCAAATTTGTATCCGGAAATAGAATCATTTACAGCTTACTCAAAAAATATGCTTTCATATCAGGAAGCAATAGATCGCAAATATTGCGGGAGAACCAATTTACCAATGATTTTTTCTAAAGATGAGTGTCAACAATTAGATCGGTTATTGAATGGTCAAAAAATGCATGATATACAGACGATTAGCAGACAAGTTGATCAATATTTGCACAAGTTAGTCAATAAATATTCCAAGAAAATTATTGAATTGGATGTGGACCGAAATATGCATACATACGACTATGGTCATTATCAAGTTGATTATATTACAAAAAATAATGTCAAAACAGATGGGTGTAATATTGATGAAACTTTTAATTTTTGGATGGATTTGAAACATTTGAAGATTGCTGATATGATCGGATATTTGGAAGTACTCAAACCACAAATGGAAAAACGTATCAGTTTTTTGGCCAAAGATGATCTTATTAAATATATTGATCAATTGGGTACATTATTATACTACATAAGTAATCAGTTTAAATATAGATGGATCCGACGTGAGCTTATTATTCATAGAGATCCGCGTCAACTAACTCGATTATCTGGTCCAATTAAATTTGATTATGTTAATGTTATGACTAAAAGCATTCTCTTCCTTGGAGAGGAACATACTATGACACATATATGTCATAGTAATGATGTAGATCATTACTATGACACATATATGTCATAGTAATGATGTAGATCATAGGGGTTACTTCAATGTTGACGATTGGATTGAGAAAATAATTGATTTGTTTGTTGAAGATCCATATATAGAAAAATTAAGCCAATATGAACCACATGAGGGTCTCCAAAAAGATTTTCCAAATATGAGTCACCCTTACATGCTATCCAAAATAAATTTACACAGTGTAAACGGAAACGCACATGTTATCAAGGAAAGATTAGATACCATTATATCGATGTACGACAATTATTTACTACGGGATCTACGATGACTTCTGAATTCCCGTTGGCCCAGATTGAACTAGATAGTGATCAGAAATTCAGTAATTTTAAACCATTTTTATATTGATGAAGATTACCGATTAATGTTACAATATTTAATTGGTATAAATAATAGTGATGAAGCAGAACTGTTATATGAACAAACTTGTCAATATTTTGCCAAACAATATAAAGTAACTTTAACACATCCAATGCCATATTATCGACAGTTGAGACAAAACGTCATTGATCACATTAATAAAGAGATGAGCAAAACGGGACATTTACTGTTCGAAAAAGAACAATTTCTCAACTATTTATGTGATGCAACGATAGAGTCATTTCAAGAAGATATTTTTAATAATAACACAGAAAACTCCTATGAGGGTTTATCAACGATCCAACAAGATGCATATTTTTGGCAAGGTTATTCGTGTTTTACGATAAAGCGAAAATGGATCGCGGACCCCTTTATTGTCGTAATGAAAGATCCCTTCAGGCAGATCATATTATTGTGTACACAGGTGCTCGTCATTCAGATATATACATTCGATTCATCAAGAAATTTTTAAAGTTGATCCAGAAATCAGTGTGTTATTGGGAAAGAATAAAAATGTTTGGAGTTACCACAACCTTTTGATTTCTTTAAGGATAAACACACAAATGTTGGAAAATTATAATTTATGTTGAAGAAAGGATTGTTAATTACCAATTTGGGGCAATTCTTCGATGAGTTGAAAATTGCCCCAAATCGGGGCAAGACGATGATTACGTCTATACATAAGAATTTATTTAAAACATTAAATTTATGATAATATAGAAATGTCATATTATTGTGAATATTGTAATCAACCATTTGTCAGAAAATATGGATTGACGCGTCATATTAATGAGAAAAGGTGTAAATTTCTCAAAATGAGTGGATGTGTAACTGTCGTCAACAAGAATATGTCTGATCATATAGAACAATTGGAAAAAAGATTGGAACAATTGAAAGAAAAAACTGATCGTGAAATTAAAGATCTCAAAGAAAAACCCACCAATACGGTAAATCAAGTATTACAAGTCATATGTATTACGAATGAAGATAATTATTTGGATATGTTGACAGATAGTTTAGGTAACTTTGATCAGGCAATCGAGTACATCAAGGATTGTGCACTATCAAATGTTTCGGGAGATTGTAAGCTAATTGAGAAAATATACTTATCAAGTGAAAATGATAACATTCATTTTTCAGATAAAATGAAAAGCAAGATCTCGTACTATAATGAAAATAGGCAAAAAGTGATCGAAAATAAGGACAATTTTGGGAAAAAAATAGCAAATAATCTTCAAAATAGCTACTTGAAAGGTATTAATTACTTGATTAATAAAAATTTGAGTAATCACCTATGTCCCAATAGATTTTTAGAGGATTATGATCTTCAAACATGGAATAATCACATATACAATTTATCAGATTTGTGCTACCAACGAAAAATAGTCAATCAGCTACACATTCCTGTGTCAAAATGAATTTTGACATATGTTTATATGTATGTCAAAATAACATTAAACGATGAACCTATACCTATACCTATACCTATACCTATACCTATACCTATACCTATACCTATACCTATACCTATACCTATACCTATACCTATACCTATACCTATACCTATACCTATACCTATACCTATACCTATACCTGTACCTATACATATAACATCTATCTTTGTTATGATAATTACAATAAATTTCACCTGGGTTAACAGGAAGCCCACATATTTCATCCAATTCATATAGACTTTTATAACAAGGACACGTATGTGTCTCACTCATATGCAATATAATAATAGTAGATATTTTCGGAAAATGACTATGATTGATATTTCCGGATAACCTCGTCTTAAATAGATAAAATCGAAATAAATTTATATTGAATGTTTTTTTCGAAAAAATGAAGATTATTGTATAATACATTATTGAATAAAATCAGTAATAGGTTCAGACACATATAGAGCAATCTTTTAATGATGATTTTCAACATTTATGTTGAAAATCCAAATAAGAGAGTATTGTTTCGATAATGTGACTGACCAAGAATCATACTACGTCTACCCGAGAGCAAGTATCCTTTATGGAGCTCGGATGGCCGTAAGAATTGTATTGGATCTTCTCCATAATTATCATATTGTAATATTAATATTACTTTGATCAATTATGAGACAGGTTAGCACTCTATTTGTTATTAAGGAGAGCTATATAAAACATTTTTCATATATTAATTATAGATGGCTGAATCAGATAAGGAATTAGTTGGATCAGTTAAACAAATGATTGTTCATACTGTCAGTATTTCCAGAATAAATCATCCAGAAATTGAATTTGATGTTGAAATGTTCGAGGATGAGTGGTTGATAGACCGGTTTTTACGGGCGCGTAAATATGATTTACAAGCAACACATGATATGTTAATTGTAGCCTCTAAATGGCGGGGAGAACATAAGATCAAATCCTATTCAAAGGATGGATGCTCAAGTGAAATTACCACAGGTAAATGTAGGTTTTATGGCGTTGATCGAAAAGGTCATCCAGTTTGTTACATTTTTCCCAAATTACATCATTATAATAAGCAAGATCCACAGGAATTTGAACGATTTTGATATGGTCCATGGAATATACCACATCCCTGCTTAGAGAGAATCAGTGTCAAGGGTTTGTCATCATTGATTTCAAGGGTGCGAGTCTAGTTAATTTAGACATCAAACATTTATCCTTTATCGTTACAATGTTACAAAATTATTATCCTGAACTGCTAGGTAATATTTTAATTATTAGTCTACCGGCGATCCTGCGGGGATCGTGGGAACTAGTAAGAAAATTTTTGGATGCACATGTTGCATCCAAAATTATCTTTGGTAAGAAAAAAGACATAATTAAATATATTGATCCGGAGCAAATTTTACCAGATCATCTCTGGGCTCAACCGATCGATATTACAGCAATTTAATCTATATCAAGAATTTCATAGATCCACGAACAAAATTAAATCTGATATTAGGTCAGCATGACTTGATGAAATATTTTGATATTCGGTAGTGTTTTCATCATCTAATCGTGTTATATTGATATTCGGAACTTGAATGCTATTTTCAACGATTTTAATCATTACAGATTTTCCTTCAGTAATATTCAACTGTTTCCCATTGTTCAATGTAATGTATAATTTTTTTACTATACCATATAATGGATCTTGTCCGGCAAATCGATTGGTAACTTCCAGATAAGAGCCATTATGTATCATTTCATTGAAACGATTCGTGACATCTATTACACGATCATTTAGACCATATGTGACTTTACTAATGGGACTATCAATGATAATGGTATCAATATGACAATTCATATATAATTATTATTTTATCCATACATAAATAATTATGTAAATAAAAGGAATTGTCATGGAATTTACCATATATTCGGATTATACACAGGATGTACATATTCATTTTGACATTATGATACTGACGGTAAATGACATATTTTTAATTTAGATGATGCATTTAAATTTAAATATGATCTATAATAATTTTAATTCTCCTAGTTTCAACATTTGACTCCAGACATGCGTTGATATTTTGAACATGTGCAACCGCAGCATGTAATGTATATCATAATGTTCCTCATTATAAATTTTTATCAAAATAATGCCATTGGACATAAGCAATGAATCTTCGTACAGATGCACCGAATGTGATTATTTGTTCCTAATTTATTTAAGATTGACTTTTATCACAAACATAAATAGTATCCGAACCAGATAACATTGAACAGCCCGGAAATTATTTTGTGTGGAAATAACATTCATGTTAAGACAATTGAATATATATATATATACATATATATATATAGATCACATATGTTTCACAGTTTATTACTATTCAATGCATCACATGAAAATGTGCTACTCAAATTACACCACCCAATTAAAGTCAAATTGCCATTATTGGCTGGCAAAATAAGGATCATCCCTTTACCTGTCATTGAGAATGGATTACTCAAATTTAAAGTAAAACATGATGATCATCTGGTTGCACATATATGGGTTGATCACGACGGAAGCGTTGCGGAAATCAAAAATTATCATGATCACCTATTTGCATCAACGAACAATCTTTCATTCGATATGGATAATCATCCAATTGGTGACGAGGTACAACCAACATTTGAGATTTTCTTGCCGTGTGTCTTCATCTGTGAAAAACATAGGACATGGGAACACAAATGTGGAGACAAACAGCTCGTTTAATGATTACATATTTTATATTGATAAAGTTATACTGAATAATAATCCAGTGGAACTTTAAGTATTATCAATTTCACCCAGATTCTGGCGACGTGTGAAAAGTGACCCACTCGGAAGATCATTGATATATTCTCCGCCTGTTTGATTTGTTTTGTTGGGTGGGAAAATTACAAGTAGCGAACAGATGAAAATGGTAAGTAAAAGAAGAAATATGCGATACATTGTCTTATATTAATAGTCGAGAAATTATGTTGGATTGTGTAATGATTTAACGATAAACTCAAGGTATTTGACATTAGATAGAGATACTGTTGTTAAATATATTCTATTTGTAACAAATGGATTGATAATAGCAATACCATATTGCTTCAACTTGCCATTGTTAATATGTTCAACACACTTAGCAATGTCATTTAATGATTTTCTCACAGTTAATGGAACAATTGCTCCAAAAGTACTACCAATCGCGACTCCAGCCGTAATAATACCAATTGAAATTGGTATGCCAAAACCTGTGGTCAGTACGGCAGATAATACAGCGAAGGGCGATGCCACTGCGGCACCAATTGTTGCACCAATTGTTGCTCCCTTTGCTCGCTCTTCAATCTCCTGTAGATTATTAATCGCTTTTCTAATTGGTTCTATTAATAATATGTATTCTTCTGTGGAAAATCTATGTGTAATAATTTCTGGCGGGTTATCATCATTAAGATCTACTTTGACTAGTGAACTTTCTGGTTCCAGGGAACAAATATAAGCAATAGCAACAATAAAATTTGTATACATACAAAAGGATTCATCTGATCGACTCTCTTTTGGTGTATACCAATATTCAATCCATTGACAATTGGATATCAGGTGCTCCGGTAATGCTTGGATGATTACATAGACTAACACAGAAATTAGATCATCTGCACCAAAATTACTTGATTTATATATATTACGAGCGACATATAAACTATTACAACACTCATGTATATGATACATAAGATGCATTGGAGAATCAGTTGTGGAACAGTCGATCATATGGACTTCATCGATCGCATTCTCAATTAATGATTGTCGATCTTTTGATATATTAAAACACATAAACTCTGGTGTGACTAATGATAACAAACTAATAACCTTGTCATGAAACGATAGGTCATCATTGATCATTTTCGGTGTAATCCACAACGGGTAGATTAATGATAAAATATATGATTCTAATCGTTCCTGTGCAATGGGAAATTTTATTTTGGATAAGGAGCACCAAGGTTCAATCTCATTTAATATGAGATTGATTTCTGTAATATGTGTCCATGTTTGAATGATCATTGATTCATCTTTATTTTTGATAATGGTAAGAATTTGGTCAATGTGATGTTGGATCATGGAATTATCTGGGCGTGTCAGGATTGATCGAACTTTCGCGTAATTGAAAGTTTCATCTATTTGGGGGAGATTGTTTGAACTCATTATATATAATGAGTTGATTAAAACTTAAAATTTATTTACATACAAGTATCTAAAATATTTAATAAATTTAGCAGATATGTAATTTAATCTGATTGATATCCACTCGTGAACAAAACAAATTGTTGGGTGAGAGTGTTACGTGTGCACCATACCAACAAAATTGATTTTCTATGAACTATTTTATTTTAGAGGGTGTCCAGAAATACAACATTGGTAAAAATTCAAAAGTGATTGACTATTCTTTCCAGTAAATCATTTTGAGTCATATCTATCAATTAGTATCTGATTATTTTAAAAATAAATATTTTATTATTATGATCCACAGGTATTTTTATATTTTCTATAAACTTGAATCACACAGAGTGACACCACATGAGATAATCTGTGGATGTTTACTTATGGACGAACAATTGATAACATGTGATACATAGTAATGCTAAATACAAATATGTCCGATATGAATCAACGGTCTATGTGTATTTGATCATCAGTCCTCTAAACCCTCTAATATTACCATTCAATCGCTCAATTCGATTACGATATTGATTGAGCATAGTCATTTCTTCGGTTGGTCGGTGATGACTCATCTATGAGGGAGATCGTGTTCTTTTTGGTTTTGAGATGAGATGTATCTTATGTTTGTGCTCTATCTGGTCAATAGATCTGCGGCCTGCAGATCCTGAATCAGCCAAACAATTCAAACCAGTCAGATCTGTCATGGATACATCAATGGTCTCTG